AAAGAAGCACTACAAACGCTTTAGTTTCCGCAGCACTTGCGGCAGTTGTATAAGATTTAACAAGACTCCAATCGGCTCCTGTTAAAGATCCATATAATTCAACAACAGATCCAGAACCTCCAGTTCCAGTTTGATCTATTACCCAAGTACCTGTTCTAGGCATGTGCATGCCCATGTCGGGTTTAACTGTTGATGCTTCGTAAGCAGTATTTCCAGTTCCCCCTTTAATAGCATCAGTTGTGATTGCTGCATGAAATGTGTAACCTTGCATATTTTTACTCCACTTTGAGATATTTAACTAAAAGAGATACGGCGGCTCCGACCATCGCAGCAGCACCGAGTACCCAACTTTTACTTTGTTCTAGGGTACGAATACGTTTTTCTTGTCTAGATAACTCTTCATCTACAAGAGATTGCCGAGTTATCAAAGCATCCATTTTGCCCTCTAGTCTACCTAGAGCCACTAATATCTCTTCGTTCATTAGGTACTCCCTACTCTTAAATACTGGAAGTATGTTTTGTTTAACGTAGTATCACCTACTATCGTAGCAGCACCGTTGGTATCGTATCTAAATCTAGCAACTATAGCACTAACATCCGTAACGTCCATTGCGACTGAAGCATGAAGCATCATTCTAGGAGCATCCGTATGTACACAACCAAAAGTATCTGCTATTTGTGTATAGGTAGCTGAACCACCTGAGTTATCAAAGTTACTGCTTTGTAATATACTTAGACCTAAACTAGTAACATCAGCACTCGCTCTTGCAATATTAGAAGTACAACTCACTAAGTATTTTCCTGTTTGCGGAAAAATCATTTCTCCACCGTCTCTACCTCCAGTAAACCTAGAAGAAATAACGGTGTTACTTAAAGGTGAACCTGCGTTTGTTATAGTTCTATTGCCCGCCGTCCCAGTAGTATCTTGTGTAAGCGTTAAAATATGACTTGATCCACTTGCGGTAATTAGACCACCATGTCCGTCACTAGATGTGTTAATGCATGTTTTTAAGGCTTGAGCAATGTCAGTATTGCTACCTGCTACGCTAAACTGTCGACTACTTGGAGTAGTAGTATCAGCATGTCCTGTGTATACTTTTCCAGTTCCATCGGCTGAGGTAATAAGAATAGTGTCACCTGCGTTTGGCCCCGGATCGTTTACAGTTATGGTTGCCGTAGCCGCCGAAGCAGCAGACATAGTTCCAACACCTTTAAATCCATATCCTCCGACTTCTTCTAAATTGCTTGCAATAAACGACTGCCCAGCAGTTGTAGTTATATCTGAAGTAATTCTAAACTGTCTAAAAAGAGTAGGGCTTTCAAGAAACTTTGAAGACTCTGTGTTAGCCGCGTGTCCAGATAATGATATTTGAGATATTTGTAAACCTGTTGCCATTTGTTTTTCCTTTACGCTGTTCTTATATAATTATAAGTTTGAACTGAATTTGCCCAATGTTGTGATTCACTACCGCCAGTAGGTACTCTAGTCCATGTTTTTCCATTATGAGTAAAAGTAGCATTATTAGTCATTTCAAACCTATCGCCTGTAGCTGAAAAAGTAAAATCATTTAAATCAGGGTCAAGAACCGCTAGTTCCCAAACATTTGTTGTGCCGTGGGTATAATACGCTACAGCACCAAACGATCCGATAGGAAACGAAATGTCATCCACATATTTCTTAGTCGCCGCATGTTGATCTTCTGTAGGATCTGTTACGTTTTCAATCTTATGGTCATTCGCATTAATAATTGTACCACTAACACTTAAAGTTGTAGAGCCTCCACATGCAAATGCAAGAACATCAGATGATTGTTGAAACATTCCTGTATTCGAATCGCCAACAAAACTAAAAGTAGGATCGGAAGCAGTACCGCCATTGTTCACAAGGAATTTACCAGTACTATTTTGTGCTTGTACAACCCCTGCGTTTGTGACTACAAAGTTTAAAGTATTATTTGTTACAACATTTAAATTATTAACACCATGATTGTATGAAATGAGTCCACTAGCATTTGACCCATCGTCTGCGAAGTAAATTGAACCTGCATCACCGTTGCCACTTCCAATGGTTATTCCAGAATCCCCAGAACCTTCGATAAATAGTTCATCACCGAATGTATGAGGACTTACTCCAGAAGTTCCAGTAGTAATGTGAAGTTTCGCAGCAGGAGCGGTTGATCCAATGCCTACATCGCCGTCAGATTGCACACGCATTCTTTCCGCACCATTAGTAAATATTTGTAAGTTTTCACTTGTACTATAAAGTGAAGTTGCATCTCCGCCTGAATTTATAAACTCAACACCTACAGCATTACTTGCTCCTCCTTCAACTCGAATTATAGAGTCTCCAGATTCTGTAGTATGAATTTGTCTAGCGGGGCTTGTTGTGCCTATTCCTAGTTTTCCTGTGCTGTCTATAGTAGCTCGTGTAGCTGCGTTTACTCGGAATGCTAAGTTTTCAGTAGCGTCAGAAGCATGGGTATAAATAATTGCACCTGCATCGGAATCCGCAGAGTCAGCAAACATAATAGCACCGCTACTTGTAGTTCCTGATGCAATAGTTATTCCTGCATTTCCGTTGTTTTCTATAAACAAAGTATCTGCGTCATCGCTTGCAGTTGCTGAAGAATCTCCTTCTTGTATGTGAAGTAATTCTTGTGGAGATGTAGTTCCAATTCCAATGTTTCCATCTGAGTCTACATTTGTAAATACGTTTCTAGCCACTCCAAAGTTTCTGCAACGAACTGTGGAATCCGTAGTAAGCCCTAATCCTGTCCCACTTCCTGAAGCATTGTTTGCTCCGAATCCAATAAGAGTTAATGAATACACCCCTCCAGATTCTGAAATAGTGTAGTCAGTTGTTGGGTGCTGCAACACTCCGTTTACTTCTACAAGAAACATAGTTTCATCTGTATTCAAAGGAACTGGGTGAGTAACCCTGTCTGTCCCGTGGTTTAAAGAAAATACAGCGTTGTCATTGCTTGCATAAGTTGTTATTGCAGCATCGTCAGATCCTGAAAAATTCCACGCTTGCGGAGTAGAAGTTCCAGTACCAAATAATTGAGCTGCGTTTACATAGCCAATGTTGGCTGCAAAGTGATCTTCTACTGCTATTGTAGAGTTTGCAGTAGGCACTAAAACATTCTTAATAATCTTATTGTTAGCGTTGTATCGGTCATCGGCATCCAAAGGAAGCGTAGATTTACCGTCTTCTATTTCTTGAGCTGCAAAGAGTAGTTGGTTTACTTGGTCGTTTAGATCGTCGGCTTTTAGTACAGCTCCGTCAGCAAAAGTTTTAGCAGCCGTGGTTACTGGGGTAATTCGGAATATCCGAACAGTATGGCCTGTGGTTATTGCTGAGTGAACAGCGGCATCTGTAATAGTAACTGTTAAAGACGTAGTATTTGTCGCTGTAAACTGAGAAGTAGTCAACTCAGTAATAACGTCGTTAGCATCAATAACTTTTACACCAAGATCAGAGAGCGAGAGAAATTTTAAGTTTACATTCGTGTAAACCGACTGCCCCGCTGTTGGGGTAATTTCAACAAAACTGTTAGCCATTTATTTATCTCCTACGATCTGTTGCTGGTAAATCTGATGAACTTACTAAATAATCTGCGGCTTGTGATACAGCAGGAATTCTAGTAAACCACGCAAGTCTCATTAAATCTCTTGCGTCTTTCTTTGAAAATGGGTCATTTCCGGTTGCGGCTCCTCCCATTTCTTTTAACATAAATTCCGCATTTTTTAACAGGCTCCAAACTACAGAGCCTTCTATTGGGTTAATTCCTAATCCTGTAGTCCTCATTGAAGGACTGAACAAAGGTTTTCCATGTGTCATTGTTGATGCAGTATCTAAAAGCATAGGGAATACTGTACTGTAACTAGACCTCATAATAGCTGATTTTATTGCTTCTTCAGTAGAAAGTCTTTCAGCCAGCCATGCTTCTCTTTCATACGGATCTACTGCGAGAGAGCGTCCGTAAGTAAGTAACATATATGAGAGATACCCCAGTCCTGCGGATCCTACAACATTAACTGCTTCTGCTACATCCCCTCTTGCAACTCCTGCGGCTAATTGTTTAGCTTTGCTTCCCATCATAAATGTGCGATATTGCATTAATAATTTCATTACAGGCCCTTGAACAGGCCCAAATCCTGTAGTCATCCATAAAGGAAGTTCTCCTAAAGACTGCCTTTGAACTGAATTGTCCACTCCTCTTCTAATTGCAAGAGCTAATCGGTCATACGCATCTTGGTCTTTTACCTTCGTAAAATCAATGTCTATTACCTTATAGTCACCTAGATGCCCTGCTCGTACTTTAACAACATCAGGGTCAGTTAAAGCCTTGATAACTCTTTCAATTTCCTCGTCTCTTAATCCAAGTTCTTGGAATCGTGTTCGACTTCTTCTCCACCACGTGTCTTCTACTACTCCTTTTCCGTTTTTAATTGAGTAGGCTTTATTCACAAAGTTTTGAAAGTGAGCTTTTGCCGCCCAGCGTCTAAGAAATGTATCCATTGGCATAATTCCTAAAGGATTTAACATAGATACTTCTCGTCCTAATTCGTTGTACCTGCTAATTGCTCCCCAAGTTCCTGTTGCAGGAAGCTCAGGATCGCTTGCCATATCGTCTATTCGTCTAAGAAAATGTTCTCCAGCGTGGTACTCAGTTCCTGCTCCTATAAAAGTTTCAAGTTCAGCTGCTACTTTGTCATTAAGACGGCCATCAACTCCTCTAAGTCCTTTTTCTTTTCGGATGCCCATTAAAAATGTTTCAGCAAGTTCGCCCATAGAAGGAAATGCCTGAATAGAAGAAGTTAAAGACGACCTCATCATTACGTTAGCAATTTCAGGAAGCTGTGCTAATCCTAAATACTGCCCAATAGTTGACTGAGCAAACGATTGAATGCCAATAATCATTCTTAAATTCTTAGGATCTACATCCCACAAAGGAATTCCACTTAAACTTCTTAAAGCCATTTTAGCAGCTTCTGTTACATACTCTTCATCTTCTCCGGCTTGTCGTGCTGCTTTTTGAAGTCTGCTAAACACGTCATCAAATGACATATTTTCTTTTCCTTCTCCAAATACGGCTCTAAGACTTTTTCTAACTTCGACA